GTGGGAAGAAGAGGCGGTCTGTGAAATCTTTGGGCGCCTCGATGACGATGGAAACCGGCTCATCCAGCAGGTTTACCTCGAAGTCCCAAAGAAAAGCGGATAGACCGAGTTTGCAGCGGGCCTGATTCTGCTCGCGCTGATGCTCGACAAGAACATCGGCTCGCAAGTGTACGGCGCAGCGGCAGCGCAGCGGCAGGCGCTAAATGTTTTTCGGGCAGCCTCGACAATGGTTCGCCTGGCTCCGGTACTCGGAAAGCATTTCCGTGTTTTGGCGTCGACGCATCGCATTCTGAAACGGTCAGACCCGAATAGCTTCTATGCGGCCATCGCGGCCGACGGCGATCTCTCGGATGGAGTCAACCCAAGCGTAACCGTCGCCGACGAAGTGCACCGCTGGCGAACTCGAAAAATGTTAGAGAACTGGGACGTGCTGTCACTCGGCGGCTTCACACGCAGGCAGACGCTCGCCATTGCGATTACGACCGCTGGAGTCCAGAACGAATCTCCGCTCGCCTGGCGGCTGCATGAGAAGACCTTGCGCATGAAAGAGGGCGTCGCGGTCGATCCGACTTTCTACGGGCGCATCTACGCTGCCGATCAAACTGATGACTGGACGAAGGAATCGACTTGGATCAAGGCGAACCCGTCGCTCAAGCAGAACGGCGGCTTCCTCGACATCAAGAAAATCCGCGAGAAGTTTGTCGCGGCACAGACGGATCCAGAGGCACAGCGCAGTTTTCGCAGGTACTTCCTGAACCTGTGGGACCAGAAAGAGCAACGCGCGATCGATCTCGCACACTGGGACCAGTGCAAAGGCGACTGGCGCGCGATGGGCCTCGCTCCTCTGGCGCCCGAGGACAAAATCCGCTCGCTCCATCCCGATCTCATGCGGCGCTTCATCGGCAAGCGCTGCTGGGCTGGCGTCGACCTGTCCATGACGACGGACATGTCGGCGGTCTGCTTCGTCTTTCCCGATGCGGATGGTTACTTCGACGTGCTGCCGTTTTTCTGGATGCCGGAAGAGGGAATCAAGAATCGCGAAATGAAGGACGGCATGCCCTACCGCACCTGGGCCGATCAGGGATTCCTGGAGTTAATCCCCGGAACTGTCATCGACGTGCGCGAGGTGACGGCGCGCCTGAAATGGGGCGGTCAGATGTTCGACGTGCAGGAATACTGCTTCGACCCGGCCGAGGCGCGGCAGATTTCTGTGCCCATGGTCGACGAAGGCTATGCGTGCGTGGAAATCCGGCAGGGCTACAACATGCTGAACGAGCCCTGCAAGAAAGTTCTGGAGCTGGTCGCAAGCCACAAATTGCGCCACGGCGGCAATCCGGTCTTGCGCTGGAACGCATACTGTCTCGCAACCAAGGAGCACAACGATCAACTCATGTGGGAGAAGCCGGAACGACACAAGAACAACTCCCGCATTGACGGAATCTCTGCGCTGACCGACGCCATGGCGCGAGCAATGCTGCCGGGCGAAGGCCCAAGCGTTTACGAAACACGCGGAGTACTGACCCTGTGAACCTATTTCGAGACTTTCTCTACCCGCTGGCCGGAATCGCTCTGCTGGTGACAGGAGCGGCATTGATTTATCGGCCAGCGGGATTTTTAGTGGCTGGCCTCTTGTTGCTTCTGCTTTCAACCATGCGACCCAGGACGATTAAATGAAGCTCTGGAGAGACTTTACCAACTCGCTGACTCTCCGCGCTGATATGGGTGGCGTGCAGTTACGTCCGGACTCGGACCTTTGGTATCAGCACTATGGTTACCAGACCGCGAGCGGCTTGCGCGTCTCGCCCGAGTCGGCGATGCGCGTGTCCACCGTGTATGCCTGCGTGCGCGTCATCGCCGAAACCATTGCGTCGCTGCCGCTGGTGATCTACCGAACGCTGCCGGACGGCGGCAAGACGCTTGCCAGTGATCATCCGCTCTTCCGCTTGCTGCACGACAAGCCGAACATTTCACAGACCAGTTACGAGTTCTGGGAAATGATGATGGCGCACCTGGAGCTGCGCGGCAACGCCTTCGCCCGCATTGTGCCGGGACCAAATGGCGCCGCCGATCAACTGATCCCGCTGCATCCCGACCGCGTGTCCGTCTTCCGTTTGCCGAACGGGAAGCTGCGCTATCAGGTGCGCTACTACTACACCGCCGAAGTCGACTACTACGCGCAAGAGGAGATGTTCCATCTACGCGGCATGTCTTCCGATGGGCTGGTGGGCATGTCGACCATTGCCATCGGCGCGGAAGTCATCGGCGCGGGCTTGGCGGCGCAGGAATTCGCCTCGCGCTTCTTCGAGAATGATTCAACGCCATCCGGCGTAGCTATCCATCCAAAGGGCCTGACGCAATCGGCGCATGATCGCATCAAGGCGAGCTGGCGGGAAGCTCACTCCGGGATGAATCAGCACTCAGTGGCGATTCTCGAAGAGGGCATGACCTACCAGAACGTGGGCATGACGAACAAAGATTCACAGCTTCTTGAGGCGCGGCAGTTTTCGCGCGGCGATATTGCATCGCTGTTTCGAGTGCCGCCACATAAGATCGGCGATCTCACCAGAGCAACTTTTTCAAACATTGAACAACAATCTATCGAGTTCGCGACGGACTGTATTCGCCCCCGACTGGTGCGGCTGGAACGGCGCATCGTCAATGATTTGATGGCCCCGCTGGAGTTGGGTGACGGCAATGAATACTTCTGCGAATTTCTGATGGACGCGCTGATGCGAGGCGACCAGAAGAGCCGCTATGACGCCTACACGACGGCTATCAATGCCGGCTGGCTCACGCGCAACGAAGCACGATCCATGGAAAACCGCAATCCGATCGATGGGCTCGACGACCCATTGACGCCGTTGAACATGGTTCCGGTGAACGAGACCGCGGATACCGATCTCAGCACCGACGTGCAGGACCCGGCCGCGCCCGAGGATGACACCGGAACGGGCGGCGCCAGAAAGCTGGCCCTACTGCGTGGCTTCGTACAGGCTACGGCTGAGCGTGTCGTTCGTCGCGAGGTCCGCGCGCTGCGCCAGATCGACAAGCGTGCCAATGGAAACTTCACGCAGCAGGTGCGCGAATTCTATAGCCAGCATATGCCGTTTGTCGCAGAGGCTATGAGGATTCAGGACTGCGATGCCTCGGTATACGTGAGCGAGAACTGCGAAGTGGTCGAAGCGAGACGGACCGATGGAATCAATTACATCGAGAACGATTCCGTTGAGCGGCTGACGAAACTCTCGCTGCAGGAACAGGCGAAACTGCTGACCGCGTAAGGGACAAAATTAGATGCCCGGAGACATCTGCAATCTGACCGCTTCCTATGAGTTCATTCACGAGGAAGAAGACTTGCTCACGCTCAAGACGTGGGTTTGTATGCGCATCGTTATCAGGGCCGGGGATCACATTGTGTCGGACAAGATAGCGTTGATCGAAGAAGAGAACTGAGAGCGCGAGAACTTTACAAAGGAGCGTAATCCACCATGAAGTATCCCCATATAGTCGCCGCCGTGCATCGCACGCCATGGATGATCCGCGAAGAAAAGTTGCGCGAGATTCTGGCATTCATCGACTTCAAGGCAAATGGCGGCAACGTGAGCGCCGACGACGTTACTCTCCTGCAAGTTCCGAAGCGTGAGCCATATCTAATCGAGAGCATGGGGCCGGTCGAGGACGACGCCGAGAACCCGTTGATTGAGCCACTGCTGGAGTCGCGAGCTGAGGAACTCTCGGTTCCGCTGGCCGCCGATCCATCGACGGCATCGCGCTCACGGGCTGGCGCTATCGCGGTACTGCCGTTGTACGGGACGATCTCGCAGCGCATGGACTTGTTCTCGGCAATCTCTGGCGGCACTTCGACGGAGCAGTTCACCGGATGGCTGCGAGCAGCACTGAACGATCCGCAGGTGACGTCCATCGTCATGGACATCGATTCGCCTGGCGGAACCGTAACTGGGGTGCAAGAGTTGGCGGATGAAATCTACCAAGGACGCCAGCAGAAGTCGATTATCGCAGTGGCAAACTCGATGTCTGCATCGGCGGCGTATTACCTGGGCTCGCAGGCCTCAGAGTTCGTCGTCAGTCCGTCCGGAGAAGTCGGGTCTATCGGGGTCTTCGCAGCGCATGAAGATGTTTCGCAGGCGCTCGAAAGCGCGGGCATAAAGACGACATTCATCTCCGCAGGAAAGTACAAGACCGAAGGCAATCCTTACGAGCCACTGTCGACGGAGGCGCGCGACTCCATGCAGGCGAAAGTGGATGCCTATTACCAGCAATTCGTAAACGCGGTCGCTAGGGGGCGCAATGTTACGGCCGCGAAGGTCGAAGAAAGCTTTGGGCAGGGCCGCATGGTGATGTCCAAGCCCGCGAAGGCCGCTGGCATGGTAGATCGCATCGCTACTCTCGATCAAACACTGAAACGCCTGGGAGCGCGCTCCAAGACAAAGGTTCTGCCTTCGTCGATGAGCCGTGAGAGCGCGGAGACGGCCGAGTCAGCGCCGCAGGCGGAAGAAACGCCAACAGCGCCGCCAGCCTATCTCGCCGACCTGGAACGGCGACGGAAGCAACTCGACCTGCACCAGTAATTCCCCAAAAAGTTTTGCCGTTTCGACGTGCCAACGCACGCGGGCGGCGAAGTGTACGACCCGAGCCCGAACGATTCCGATGAACGCGGCGGGTGCGGAAAGCAACATCACTTCCAAAAATGACTCAGGAGAAATGAAGAAATGAGCAATATTCATGCTTTTCGGCAGCGCAAAGCGGAAGTCGTAAAGGCTCAGCGTGCGTTGCTCGACACCGCCGCCAAAGAGGAACGGGGACTCAGTGAGAGCGAGTCCGCGAAGTACGAGGACAACATCAAGAAGCTGGAAGGGATCGAGGCCAGCATCATCCGCGAGGAGAAGCAGCTCGAAATGGAGCGCTCCATGTCGGCGCTACAAGACGAGAACTCGCGGGCGACTCGCGAAGCCAGCGGGCTCGAGAATGCGAATGCGGGCGAGCAGCCGGGCACACCAGCAGCGAAGCCATTCGCCTCTCTCGGCGAGCAGCTCATCGCCGTGGCCCGCAGTTCCATGGGCAACTTCCGGCAGGATCCGCGACTTGTGAGGGCGGCTATCTCGGGCACGGGTGAAACCGCGCCGGCCGATGGCGGCTTCCTCGTGCACAAGGACTTCTCGGACCTGCTCCTGCAGCGCACCTACGAAATGGGTCAGATTTCGCAGCGTGTCTTCCGGGTGCCGATCTCGGCGAACTCAAACGGCGTGAAGATCAACGCCATCGACGAAGATAGCCGCGTCGACGGCAGCCGGTGGGGCGGAGTGTTGGCGTACTGGCAGAACGAAGCCGATACGATGAACGCGACCAAGCCGAAGTTCCGGCAGATCCAGATCCAACTGCAGAAGCTCACCGGCCTGTGCTACGCGACCGACGAGCTGTTGCAGGATGCGTCCGCTCTCGAAGCGGTCATCATGCAGACGTTCCCGCAGGAATTCACGTTCAAGGTGGAGGATGCCATCATCAATGGCACCGGCTCCGGTCAGCCCTTGGGCATCATCAACTCGGGCGCGGTGCTGCAGGTGGCGAAGGACGGGGCCGACTCCGGTGCAACCGTCTCAACGCCGGACGTGCTGAGCATGTGGTCGCGCTGCTGGGGCAGGTCGCGGCAAAATGCAGTGTGGCTCGTCAACCAGGACGTAGAGCCGAAGCTCTATCCCCTGACCTTGGGCTCGGGCACGGCGGTGCAGTTGCTGTACACGCCTCCCGGAACCCGCGACAACGGCGGTCAGTATGGCCTGCTCTTGGGCCGTCCGGTGATCCCCGTCGAGTACTGCGCCACGCTCGGAACGCCCGGCGACATCATCCTGGCGGACTTCTCGCAGTACGTGATGTCCGACAAGGGTGCACCGCAGGCTGCATCGAGCATCCATGTGCGCTTCCTCAACGATGAGACCACGTTCCGCTTCACCTACAGGGTCGATGGTCAGCCCGTCTGGAAGAAACCACTCACGCCGAAGAACGGCTCGAACACCTACTCGCCGTTCATCACGCTGGCAACCCGCTCCTAAGTGAGTGAGTGAAGCCCGACTAACCAAACAGACCAAAATCAGGAGACACATCCAATGAAAGGTTTTGTAGTCGCAGAAGAAGGACACATCGTCAACATCCTGCCTCCGGTGGACATCACCGGAGGTAAACAGTCGCAGGCGTTCTCCATGGCGAACTATCAGCACGCGACAATCATTCTGCAAGTCGGCGTTTCGGCGGCAGCTCCCACTGCAATTCTGTTGCAGTGCGGGACGGCCACCGCTGCGGTCGGTGCCGACGTTGCCGGGGCAACCGCGCTGGCGTTCAACATGTACAAACAGGAAATCGCAGGCGCGAACAATGACGTTCTTGGCGCACCGGTGGCCGAGACGACCAGCGGGGAAACCGCACCATCCGCCAATGACGGCATCTTTTACGTCATCGAGCTGGATGCGAATGCGCTGCCCGATGGCAAGCCTTGGGTACAGCTCAAGGTCACCAACGGCTCGAACTCCGTCATCGCTTCCGCAGTCGCGATCCTGAGTGGAGCGCGATTCGCTGAGCGGCAGAGCCCGACCGTCACGGCCTAACCTCCGTGCTGTAACCCCCTGCGGGACCGTGTAAAAAGCGGTCCCGCGTTTTTTGAAAAGTGAAAGGGACACATGTTCATCAAGCATTTAGTCGGCAGTCGCGCTGGCGAAATCGAAGATGTGCAGTTCGAAGGCGCGAAAGCAAAGGTTCTGGCTGGGGAAGCGGAAGACGTCTACAACCAGCTCGGACTTCCGGAGAAGAAAGCCGCAGCACCGGTAGCCGCAGCACCGGCAGTCGAGAGCAAGCGGGCCGAGAATCTAAACCTGGAAGCAAATCTCAAGCGCAAGCTGAAGCGGTGAGCCCATGGATCTCTGCGAACTCAGCGACGTAAAAGACTGGCTACAGATCGATCCAAACGATACGTCGCAGGATGCGCGACTGACTCGTCTCATCACCGCAACCAGCGCCGATTTCCTGAACCGGATCAATCGACCCGGATTCGCGGGGGCCGAGGACTATACCGAGCTGGTCGAGGTGATGAACTGGCAGACTGAGAGCCGTCTCGAGGATGTGTTTCTAACTAACTATCCCGTGAACTCTGTCACCTCCGTGACCATCAACGAGGTGACCTTGCCTCAGTTCGATTCCACGCAACCGGACGTGTTCGGCTGGGTGCTCGACGACACTTTGCCGCCAGAGTCGCGGCAGAAAATCACGCTCCGTGGTTTGTTCTGGCCGATTTTCCAGTCGTGGTTCTCGCCGCGGCATTCGATCGTGCGCCCCGATCCTGTGCGGGTACAGGTCGCATACGAGGCAGGCTACGACGAAATCCCTGCCGACGTGACGCAGGCCGTCATCGAGTGGATCGCCTTCAAGAAGGGCCTCTCGCAGTTACAGGCTGCGGATCAAACGAACGAGTGGGTCCAGATGGGTCAGTACCAGCAGCACACGCCGGTCGCGGCCTCGTCATTGAAGGCGATGGCAGTGGACATGCCCGCTAGCGTGGAGCAGGTCATTGCGCAATACCGGCGCCCGGTGATTGGCTGATGATCCTACAGGCACCTTTCGACAGCGTCCTTAATTCCGCGATCTCGATCTGGAAAAAGGGCGGCAGTGGCGTTGTCGATGGCTATGGCATCGAGTCTCAGGTCTACACCCTTCTAGTGGCTGGTGTGCCTTGCCGCATCGATGACCTGGCGGGCAAGGAGCTGACTACGGCGGTGGCCTTCGGCGAGGAAACAATCACCTTTTACATGCGCCCGATCCAAGTCGACAACCCGCCGGTTCCGCTGAACATTCACCACTGGATCCAGGTCAACGTGCGGGACACACAACCGCTCGGCGATCCAGATCCGAACGGGACCATGTACGACATAAAAAACATCCGCAACCTGTACGGCCATCACCTTCAAGTCGAGACGCTACTGCTAGAACCATGAGCTATCTAGGCGCTTCCATCGAACTCACCATCAACGGGCCGGAATTCCTCAAGGCGTTCGGAGACGCTGTCTTCAACGCCATCAAGGACGAATTCGAAGGGCCGATCCTCGAGGACGCGAAAGCCAACTCGCCCCTGGGCACGGAAAAGATGGATGACAACAAGCACCTCATCCACAATCGCGACTCGTTGCGCGCGACTGCCTT